TGCGAATTGTTCTTTAGCTTCAAGATAACCACATTCACCTTTAGACTTGCACAAATGTAGGATTTCCCTAACAAAATTGTCTTGTCCTAACATTGTAACATCTTTTTTCAAGGTGTCACTACTTCCATAATAAGTTTGCCAGTCTGACATGGCTTTAAAACGTTTCTTCTTACCTTTGACTTGTTTGGTTTTGGTGAAGTAAAATAATTTCTTCCCTATGTATTTCCTACCATTCGTCAGATTAGTTATCTGATACACGAACCCGTAATTATCACCAACCATGTCATCAGTAAAATCTTCGAGATTATATTTCCAATTTGAACTCATCATTAATACTCCCATTCATGGAAGTATTTAGATAATTGAATTACCAATCAGTTGAATCTAGATTCTCATCGTCTTCGTCATCGATTTGATGTTCTTCAAATTCTTCAATGGTCTCACCACAGAATGGACAACATTCAGGGAATTCTTGTGAAACAAATTCTTCTACGTAAGCAACCGTAAAACTTGAATCACAAGCTGCACACTCTGCCGTTATTTGTTTTTCGTTCATGATAGTTCTTTCTTATTGTTATTAGTGAGCCCAAACGTCACTCCAATCTCCCGTCACAGCACCCTTTGCATAGTCTGTTGCACGATTTTCAAAGAAGTTGGTATGCGTTGGTGCATTAATCATTTCTTCGACCCATGGTAGTGGATTACGTTTAACTTTGAAGATACCTTTCATGCCAAGACCAATCAATCTACGGTCAGCAATGTAACGAATATACTTCTTAACATCTTCTTTGGTTAGACCTTCCATTTGATTCACATCAAAAGCCAAGTTGATAAATTTGTCTTCAAGTGCAACCATCTTTTCAGCGATTGTGTAGATACTTGATTTCAGTTCATCGTTCCAAATCTCGGTGTTTTCGTTTATATATGTTTTGAACAATTTCATCATATTCTCAGCGTGCATCGTTTCATCAACGATAGACCAAGTAACGATTTGACCCATACCTTTCATTTTACCGTGGCGTGGGAAGTTCAACAACATAATAAATGATGAGAACAACTGCATACCTTCAGTAAATGCGGAGAACACAGCAATGTGACGAGCTGTATTTTCTTTTGTGTTATTTTGACTTGCAATATCCAACACATAGTCGTGTTTGTCTTTCATTTCTTGATATTCCAAGAATTCACTATATGTGGTTTCTGGTAGACCAAGAGTTTCAATCAAGTGTGAGTATGCAGCAATGTGTAGAGCTTCACGTGCAGCAAAACCCATCAACATCATACGAATTTCTGGTTGTGGGAAATATGGTAGATAGTTGTTTACATAACCACCCGCAACGTCAATGTCACCTTGAGTAAAAAAACGGAAGATATGTGTAAGGAAAGTCTTTTCGTCTTTTGTAAGTTTCTTTTTCCAGTCTTTCACATCTTCAAGCATTGGCACTTCAGTATGAAGCCAATGTGATTGTTCATGTTTCAACCATGCATCATATGCCCACGGATAGTTGAAAGGTTTAAAGTTACTACGTTGATCCGTAATTTTGAAATTTGTCTTTTTAATCATTTAACCAGTCCTCTAGTTTTTTTAATGGCTGCATACCAACGAGTCTTTTTACTTCAACGTTTTCATCCAGCATTACAAGAGTTGGTACACTACGAATACCGAATTCGGCTGCGATATCAATCTCATCATCAATATCAATAACCTCAATCGGCAGGTTTGTTTTTACACTCTCTAAATTTTTTGATAACATTGCACATGGTCCACACCATGATGCAGTAAATCTTAATACTTTTCTCATTTTTCTTCCTTTATTTCTATTGGTGGAGGAAAGTAAGGCTCAATCACATAATGATTTGCACCCCACCATCCTAATGCACTAAAAAATCCTATTAATGTCCACTCTATAATCATTTCATAATCTCGTCAACAAATTCTAACAACAAATTGTGTTTGCTTTCATATTTACCTTTTAACCAAGTATATTCATCATACCAATACTCAGTCGCTTCAGGGTGACAACCTATTATACCAATGTTGTTTTGTATAATAGCCATTGGATCACCGTTCATGTATCTTGCGTATGTTTCAAAATTTCTTTCATTTCCTGTAACTGCAAATCCATCGTAAAAGAACATTCTTTCCCGTTTACCGTTCCAGTCAACTTCCAAGTTTTTGGCATGGGGTCTTCTTGTATCTGTTTCCGGCCTTTTGATATATTGACACACATCCACACCAGAAAGAATGTCGAAATAATCAGAGGCTGCCCAATACCCACCCATGCAGATTCCGATATACACCCCACCTCGTTGCACGAAGGTTCGGACAGAATCAACATTATTCCTAAGAAGAAAGTCCCAGCTGTCAGAACTGCCGAAACCGCCACCGAAGCATACAGCATCCACTTTTTCAAAGAATCCATCTTCTACCTCATGTTTTGAAAATAATCTAAAATTATACTTTGGTGATAAAGCTTGAATTATACCATTGCACGATTGTGTAGAAACGTAAGGAGGTCCTACAAATAGAGCAATGGTTTTCATTATCCCTCACATGCAATACAGTCGTTACCTTGTGCAATTTGGGTCATATCTAGTTCTTTGATTACTTCACGTTCAATACGTTTAGATACTTTATCTGCCTTAGCAAGTTTCTCACTACGGCAATAGTACATCGTCTTCAATCCTTTTTTCCATGCCATAAAATGAATCGCATGAATGTATTTGATATTTGCATCCGGACGGAAGAATACGTTTAGTGATTGTGCTTGGTCGATGTGTTGTTGACGATCAGCTGCCAAGTCAATTACCCAACGTTGGTCAATCTCCATAGATGTTTTGAATACTGACTTTTGTTCTTCATTCAAAATATCCAAGTGTTGGCATGAACCATCATTAGCAATGATAGAAGACCAAACATCATTATACTGTTCTTCTGTTTGCGTCAAACCTTTGATGATTTTATCCAAATACTTGTTCTTGTTCAAAAATGAGCCAGATAAAGTGTCCTGACGGTATGCGTTAGCACGCCAAGGCTCAATACTAGGGCTAGTATTTCCCAAGATGATAGACGAAGAAGCATTTGGAGCAATAGCCATAATATGACTGAAACGGAAACCAGTACCCTTAGCATCGGGTGCTTCACCACGTTCTTTACCAAGTTGAAGATTTGCATCATCTAATCCTTTTCTAATAGTTTTGAAGATGTTATTATTGATCGACTTTGCAACTACAGATTCGAAGGCCACATTTTTTCGCTGAAGATAAGCATGGAAACCCAAAGCGCCAACGCCAATAGAACGTTCACGGCTAGCAGAATACTTGGCACGAGCAATAGAGTCAGGTGCATTATCAATAAAATATTGCAACACGTTATCAAGCATTTCTGCCACGTCCCGTAGAAAAAGTTTATTATTTTTCCACTCATCATAAGTCTCCAAGTTTAATGAAGAAAGGCAGCAAACAGCTGTACGTCTTTCATCTGTAGGCAAAATAATTTCTGAACAAAGATTTGATTGGTGTACTTTCAAGCCTTTGTCTTTTAGGAATTTTGGTAGATGACGATTGCTTGTATCGATAAAGTGCAAGTATGGTTCACCTGTATGCATACGCAACTCTAGAATCTGTTGCCACAAACTTCTAGCAGAGACCACTTCTCTTACTTCTCCTGACTTTGGATCAACCAATGGCCAATCGTCATTTGCATCCTTGTCTAACATGGATGTTTCGATGATACGCATGAAGTCATCAGTAATGTTAATACCGTGATGTAGATTTAAACAACGGACATTAGGATCACCCGTTGGTTTACGCATTTCTAGGAATGGAATAATATCAGGATGGCTAATGTCAAGATAAGCAGCATAACTGCCCCTACGAGTACGGCCTTGGCGATAAGCCAAGCTAGATGCATCGTAAATCTTGAGGTGCGGCATAACGCCAGTAGATTTGTCGTCCGCTGAACGTATACCAAACCCAATCCCAACACCGCCACCAAACATACTAAGCCAATTAGTTTCTGAAAGATTATCAACTAGACCCTCCGCAGTATCTT